TTGTTGTAGATTGCATCAATAACGATATTGGTATTTTAGTGCGCCGAAGGCGTCATTTCGATATCATGTTGGATGAGCTTTATATGTGGGAAGTGCGTTGGATTAACAAAGCTAATGAAAACGTTCCCATGGATGGAGTAATCGAAGAGGAATCGCTTAAATTATCAATTGCCGTTGGAACTTATGAATGGCACTCAATAGAAGGAGACAGTTTTGAGCTATAATTGGAATGTGTATAAAGTTTTTAAAAATGGTAATAGAGCGAAAGCCCCAATTACCACCTTCGAAAGCGAAGAATCCGATGCGGATGAACACTTTAATGAGATAGTAAAGAAAAATTTTAGTGGAAAATTTGCAAACGCAACATATCAACTTGTGCGCGCTGACTTGCCACAATGGGAAAATCTCGTGAGCGATGAAGAAAAATTTTCTAAAGAAAAAAATCGCGTTTTGGCGCGGATTGTAACGGAACGCAAAATAAAACATAAACACCGGCTTGGCGGTGGGCTCGTTTATTGCCGCGATAGTGATTGGCAATGGCAATGGGCTGCAATCGAGGCTGGCACTGGCAAATATATTGCCGGCTTGTCTCCTAAATTTAGTGATTATAGGGATGCAAAAGATTGGATGAACGTTCTTATCTCAACAAAAGTTTAAGTGAATTCACAATTGGATCTCTGGTTCGAATAATGCTGTTTTCTGGTAGCTATGATGAAGTGCCAAATTATTGCTTAGGAATAATAATAAGCGTCGAGAATGAAAAACAAACTTCTCTATTCCCATCGGCGATGATATATAATTTAGAGACTAATCAAATAAATCGTGAATTTATAAGCTCTCTAAAGGTTATATCGAATGCAAATGGATGCGCTTAAAAAGATATACAACTCTGCATGCAAGGTAGCCTTCAGTGTTAATATTGGGATTGCTTTATATGGTTTAATTCACCAGCAATATACACTGTTGCCCTTGTGTTTGGTAAATTGTCTACTTCTTTCATTTGCATTTATTGCAATAGACAAGAAATAATCACTACTTACTCTGGAGGGAACTTTTAGTGAAACATATATTATTAGCCGCAATGATGTTGATGATACCACTTATGCCAACAAACAGCAGCGTGGCCGCTTCAACTGCAGAAACAACACAGGAAATACAAGAAAGTAGTCTATCAACTACACAAATTAATAGCTCTTACAGCAGCACCGAGAAAAAGGTTAGAAACGCTGCAGTGAAAGTGGTTACCGCGATGGGCCATGGAAGCGGAAGCCTAATAAAATACAAAGACATGATCTTGATCATAACAGCACATCATGTTGCAGATGGTGAAATTGGACAAACATATTTAATCGCCACAGAATCAGAACAACAATTGGGTATACTAATATATTCAGATCCTTTGAATGATATTGCTCTTATATACCCTACTGCAGAATTCAATCATGCCAAACCCATGAAGTGGCGCGTTAAAAGAGATATTAGTGCTGTTGGGGAAGCTATAACTTATTCGGGATATCCGTCGTGGCACAGTTTACTTAGTTTTAGAGGAAATATTGCCGGGTATGAACCACTCCCAGACAAAGGCCAACAGATTATTTTGCAAACTTATGGCTATTTTGGAAGTAGTGGTTCTGTAATATACGATTCGGATGGATATATGGTGGGTGTCCTTTGGGGTATAGATCTGCAGAGAGAGGGAGTTCATGAAAATATAGTATGGGTATCTCCGATGCAAAACTTAAATATTAAATTAGCGCTTAGACCTTTGTGTATCGGCTTAGCAGATCAGCCAAAAGCATGCCGGTAAAGATAAATCGAAAATGGAATAATTTTTTAACTGAAAACGAATTAAGTTCCGTCGGAATCGTTGCTTGTTTAGATGATAAGCAACGATTTTTAATCATAAGACGATCGAATATTGACGATAGAGAGGGCCAGTGGACAATTCCAGGTGGCCATGTAGATGATGAAGACTGCACAATTGAGGAGGGTGCGATTAGAGAACTGTTTGAAGAGACTAATTTAGTGTGTGAATTGTGCGATTTGGTTTATTTGGGTCAACCAAAGCCAGAAAAGTTTTATTTTTTAACAAGAAAGTGGTCCGGAACAGTTGATATCAACAAACCAAACCCAATAACAGGTGATATTGAACATGATGATTACAAATGGGCCACAATTGATGATATAAAAGACATAGAAGATAGTGAAATTCCGATCTATTTATTGGAGAAGGCTTTGGAGATATCTAAAAATGAAACTAATTCTTGAAAACTGGCGCAACTTTACCAACGAAGCTAAAAACGAAGACGGCAAAGAACAGGGCCTTGACGGTAAGGCTTGCTGGAAGGGCCATCGACACGCCGGCACTGAAGACACAGATGGCGACGGAACACCAGATAAAGATGTTTGCGAGCCAATCGAAGAAGAAACTGATAAAGATCGCATGAAATGCAACTCACCACGTTATATTAAGCAGGGCGAACCCGGGTATGGTAAAAAACAAAAAGTCGTAAAGGCATGTAAAGGTGGTAAAGAAAAGATTATTCGCTTTGGAGATGCCAACTTGGAAGATCGCAGCGATAATCCAGAACGAAAAAGTAATTTTAGAGCTAGACATAAGTGTTCTGAGAAAAAAGATATATTTACCGCCGGTTATTGGTCCTGTAAGGAGTGGTAAGAAGTGACAGATGAAGAAATCCTGCTAAAAACAGCAAAATTATTAGAAAATTTAGATATTTTCGAGCAAAAAACCGAAAAAGTGCTTCGAGAGGTCACCGAAGACGAGATGCGGGCTATTGAAGATGTATTGGACGATCTAGATCCAGCTAATTTACCCCTAAATGATCTTTTCAGTGGCAAAATGCGCGCTGTTATACCATTTCCGACCACAGATCCCTCTACAGAGCTTGGAAAGTTCGCAGAATTCTTCAAATCTCAAGAATATGACGTAGATTGGGAGAAGGGCATGGTATATGCCGAGCGAGACATACGCACATCCGATGAATTACTGGATACTTTAATTGGTATGCAGGGTGGACAGCCCGAAAAGAAGAAAGTTAAAAAGATTCAGATGAAAATTGGCAAGCTTTTCTCTAAATTAGCTGATTTAAGCCGAAGAAAAGACGAATTATACCAAAAAGTCTATGATCACTTGGCTGGTATCGGTGATTCAGGCTATAAACTCCCAACTGGTAAATTAGTTACTCGTCAGCGCGACGTTACAAAGAAAATGCTCAAGGGTGCACTTGATGAGAAGGAATTAGAAAATTTAGAAAGAATTAATGGCCAAATTTGGTTATATATCGTAAATCCGGGTGTTGCGGGCCCAGCAGGTTACAATTTAACCGATTTAGCCGCAGAATACGGCGAATATTGGAAAAAGAACGCCGGATACATCAAAAAAGAGATAAATAACATCGATAATGACAAATTTTCTATTATTATCACTCGACATCCGATAGATGTGCTTAGAATGAGCGATTTTGACACGATTACCTCTTGTCACACTCCCCCTAGTCGACAGGGTGCTTATCAATCATATTATAAGTGCGCTGTAGCTGAGGCTCAAGGACATGGGGCAGTTGCTTATGTGGTAGAAACCGAAAACCTGCTCACCATGACTAATACCGGCAATATTGACAGTGCAGAACAAGAAATCCAAGAAGGAGAAATATTTGCGGATGAGATGCGAGGTAGTCATATTGGACTATATCACCCAAAAGGTGATTTAGTGCCAATTTCTAGAATTCGTGTTAGACACGTTAGATATTATGAAGGTGATGAGCCTCCAAAGCGCTGGGATGACGGACAAGACGTTGGAATGCCCGAAAAACGCGTATATGGTGCTGATATTCCCGGCTTAGCCAATCAAGTTACTGACTGGGCAAGATCAAACCAAGAAGAAGTCATCGCAAATATGCCAAAACAAGATGGCATGATAGACCTCAGTAAATTTATGATATTTGGAGGCTCTTATGAGGATACTGCCAATAAAGAAGGTCGTTTGGCGTTGATGCGTCAGCTTGTTGGGGCGGGCGTAGAAGTTGAAGGTTCGATGAAACAAAACACAGATACCGAAGACACTCTTGATGCCGATTTAATTGGTGACTTTGTCCGTTCATATGAAGGCCAATGCGAACAAATAATAAATGAGTGGAATGAGCATATGGCTCAGACATATGTTGATTATGAAGTGGGTGACGATGGCGGCGACGGCGCCTATATTAAGCCTTATGCTGCTTTTATTGCGAAATGGCCTATTGATGAATGGAAAAGACTCCCAAGTAACGCAGAAGAAGTTGTGTGGAACTCGGTTGACGAAATAAATGAAAGATTTGGGACTATATTTGTTCCCTCAAAGCACGATACTCCCACAATCCGTCGCATCAGAGAAGAAATACATCTAACTATTCAAGTTAACTTTGAACATCCTGAAATTGCTGGTGACTCATACATGTCTATGCCTGAAGAGTTTGATGATGCTTGTCAGAAAATAGATAGCGTAATTGACGATAGAAGAGACACTTGGGAAGCAATCCTCACCGAATACTTTAAACGCGAAGGACAAATGGAAGGCGGTGATTATATTAAGTTAGCCATGGAAATCGAAGATGGTGAGCTTACTTCTTATGAGTGGGATCTTGAGTCTGACGGAGATTACGCTGAATCGTATGAATCTACAGCAAGATACTCATTTGATTATGATCCCGAAGAGTGGGGAATGGACATTCGTGTGTTGTTTCAAATTCTAGATTCTCGCGATTATAAGATTGATTTACGCAGAAATTTATTAGAATTGCCAAGAAAAGAAGCCGAAACAGAATATTATTTGCAAATGAATACCAGAACAATTGATTCCGGCGGAGACGCTCGGGTTGTCGCTATATTCTCAATAAATGCAGATGAGCCCGATGACATGGCCGCTCTTTTTAGAGAGCTTGTAGAGGGTGATATGGACGACGAAGATAACCTTACGGTAGTATTCAACAAGACTCTCGCTACACTCAAAGCGAATCTGAACTCGGGAGTGTGGCCAGAGCAAGAATCTGATGCTACTCGCGGATTAAGCGAAAACTTAGTTAAGACTTGGAAACGGTTTTTAAATTATGGCTGATAAAAAGCTTTTAGAAGATTCTGAATGGCTGTTTACGATGCTAACAGCTATTCTAAAACGCGAAGGCGGCACACTCAAAATACCGGATGAACAAATGATGGAAGTGAGTAAAAAAGATATTGTAGGTCTTTTTTATGATAAAAGAGATAATTGTACAATTTTAAAGCTTGTTAATCCGGCCGAGGTTTTTGGGGAATCGATTTCTTCTATTGTTGATTCCAAGTTAGACAATTGAGAACATTCTTTACGCTATTTAATTAAAAGACTAAATACTAATAGGCGACAACCATAATGAGTGAGGGCAATTTATGGGATATTGTATTGGTATTGCGATCGTGGCGCAGCTAATTTCGTTCTCACCTAAATTTGAATTTAGGTTAGCCCCCCAAGTAGTAGATGTGCAAGTTACTAAAGAGTGCGACAGTTTAAAAGTCTCCCGAAGCAGTAAACTTGTAGACAAAACAATAAAACAACAGTGGCACAATCGACCAAATATAACAATTTGTCCATCTTCTCGCTTATCTCTCTATCGTTTGAAACGAGCTACTGCTTTTTGGGAATCTCTTGGTTATGAATTCGGAGTCTTGCAAAAAGTAGAAAGAAACAATTATAACTGTGCTACTGGCGAACCACGATATAATGAAATATTAATCGATATTCCGGGACAAGATTTTCAATTTGGTGATCATCTCGGAACTACGCGAACATGGTGGCGCACTGATACCGGTGAAATACTAAAATCTAAAATTGAAATTGTTACTGGATGGGAAAATTCTGAAAGAATTATCGAACATGAGTTGGGCCACGCATTAGGTTTTAAAGATAATAATATAACCGGACACATGATGAATCGTTCTTGGACAGCCGGCGGCTATAACAAGCGAGACCTCAACAAACAGTGAATTATGAATATAATGCAACTTTGATACGCATTATCGATGGAGACACTGTTGATGCTATGATTGATTTAGGATTCAATGTGTGGATCAAAAAGAGAATTCGATTATATGGTATTGATGCTCCCGAGACAAGAACAAAAAATTTAGATGAAAAGGCAGCTGGTATAAAAACCAAGAAACGTCTATCACAAATCATGAATGAATGTGAGGGAAAATTTGTCTTGCGTTCTCACGGCGTTGGAAAATACGGAAGATGTCTTGGAACAATACTAATTAATAATAATAATATTAACAACTTATTAGTCAAAGAAGGTTTGGCGGAGGAATATTCATGAAATTTTTGCTAACATTGATGTGTTTTGTGATTGCAAGCTGCAATCCGGCAAAACTAAAAACAAGCTCTGAGACAGCAGACAGTGCACCACCTGAAGACGATAGAAGCTGGGTCACATGGGATGAGTGTGGACAAACTATCGATCAACATCCTTGTAATTTTACTTTATTGAACCACAAAGGTGAG